GTTGCGTGCGAGCTTGTAGTGCGTTCATTGTCGTTTCTTTCGTTGCTCGGTTCGTTTGACCGATGTAGATACCCTAGCCCGAAACCCGAACCCATGCAAGAAAAAAACGCCTTGCGACGTTCTTTTTTTTCGGGAGCGCGCTGGTTAGGAGCGCGCAATGGCATCATAGTCGTAGAGCATTCTGCACCACGCAATTGCGGCGCGAAGCTCCCCAGCCGCAAGCTCATCTTCCCAATCGGATCGCGCGGCTTCAACCGCTCGCTCCGCGACGTTTACCGCTCGCTCCGCGGCACGGCGTAGGGTTTGAGCGTGCGCGCGCTGTTCGGCGGTCACTGCGCCACCTCGCTCGCAAACAGCGCGTCGAGCGCGTCGCCGCCAAGTCGAGCCTCGTACTCGTTGCACAGCGCGACCCTCACGATGAGGTTGCCATTGCGCCCAAGCATGATGATCGCGTCGGCGATCTGAGAAACTGTCATCGTTGCAATGCGGGTTTGGAGTGCGTTCATGGTTGGTTCTTTCGTTGGTCGGTTCGTTGACCGATGAAGATACCCTAGCCCGAAACCCGAACCCGTGCAAGAAAAAAACGCCTTGCGACGTTCTTTTTTTACTTCGCTGCTTGCTGCGCAAGGAACTCCAAAACTTCGGTTGCTAGCTCCTTTGCCGGTTGAGCCGCGTCGAGCCGCAACTTCCGGTCTTCGGCGAAGCTGGTTGCGAAGTTCGTCGCCTTGCTCACGCGCCCCTTGATCCACGTTGCGTTCTGCGTCGTGCCTCGTTGTTGCCGCCGAGCCTGAATCGTCTCAGGCTTAGTGTCGAGATAGACGCAAGCGACGCGAACACCGCGCTCCAAAAAAAACGCGTGAGCGCCGGCAAAACTGAACCGATCACCGTCCAGGATCGTCACGCTACGTGAAGCTAGCCGCTGCTCCCAGAACGCCAGCGCCGCCTGAACTCCGTTGTACGGCACCGTGTCAGCCCCGTCGAACTTGCCACCCACGTAGTGCCCCGCTGCGCAAACCGTTGGTCCGACCGTCCACTTCGGCGAGGCGATCAGCGCGCTGTTCGGTTCCAGGAGTTCGCGCACGAGCGTTGTTTTGCCCGCACCCGGCGCTCCGACCACAAAGACTACGATTCCCATCGCGAACTCTCCGCGTAAAAACGCCTCTAGTTATTAATACATTATTAATAACTAGAGGCGTGAGGTTACTCGTCGTTTAGCTCTCCGCGAGCTTTTGCTCGCTCAAGTTCTTGAGCGGTGGGTAAACATTCTGTCATTTTTTCTCTAAAGTAGTAAACAACGCTAACCCGCTCAAAGTCCGGCTCCGTCTCTCGAAAGTCCGTCACTGCGTGAAAACTGTGCGCATCAAACAGGATTAGGTCGCGGTCCTCCAGATCCACGCCAACGAGGTACTCCGGGTAGCAGAAAACGCCTCCCTTGTACTGCCCCTGCCTACAAACACTAATGCACCCGAACCCTTTGGAGTAATCTCCCTTGTCCGTGTGAATGCGCCCCGCGATGTTGTGGTTCACCGTCAGCGTCGAAAAGCACGTATCCGCAATCACGTAGTCCGCCGGCGTCGCCTTTGCCGCGTCCATCTGCGCCTTGAAGTGCTTCGGCATCGCCCCTTCGAACACCTTTGACACCTCCTGCACCAACGGCACAATCGTCTGCCACTTCTCCACTTCCGACGCCGTGTAAGCCGTCGGCCTACAAAACGGGTAGCGTCCTCCCATCCTGTTAAAGTATCCAATCGTCGCGCTCGCCACCACCTGCGCCGTGCGCGAATTGCGCGACTTCACTCCGTTCGCGTCTACATACGACACTCGCGACTGCCCTGCATACTTCGACCGGTTGTCCGTTCCATGCTTTTGCGCTACTTCGCTCAAGTTCTCCCTCGCCGCGTTGGTCGCTTCCTCGCTCAACGCCTTCCTGCGCAGAAACAACAACGGCTCGCCATTCGGCTTGTATACGTCGCAGTCTCCCGTCAACAGGATGACAAAGTCCGAGTCCACCGCTAGGCCTCCTGCCCTTGCAGCCACTCCCTCCACCCGGTTACGAAGCTGAATACGCGGAATAGGCGGCATTGATAACCTCAAAGATTGTGTCCACCGTCGTCGGCGTATCGAACCGTTTGCTCGCTTCCGACAGCAGTCGCTGAAATTCCTCGTACTCTTTCGTATCGAAGAACATCTGCACCGCTCGGTAGTATTTCTGCTTACCGTTGTTCACGACCACCTGTCCAGGTGGAGCCGCCGGTTTGTCCGTGTTCGCGTTGCTCGGAATCAAGATTTCCGGCTCTGCCAACATCCCCATCACATCCAACTCGTCCACGCCTAAGTCCAGCGCCAGCGCTCGGTCATCCTCGAAGTCCGCTTGAATGTCGCGCAGCAGCGCTGCTAGCCCGTCGTCGTCGAACGTGCCTCGCTTCTGGTTCATCTTGATCGTCAGCGCCTTCGCCGCTCGCTCGCTCACCCCGTCCAGGAACACCATCGGGCCACGCTCCATGCCGAGTTCTCTCGCCGCGGTCCATCGGTGCTCGCCGTCAATGATGACGTTGCGCTGCTTGCCGGAAGCGTCCTTGCCCCAGACGAGCAACGCCTGCGACGAGAGCCACCCATCCGTCTCCAGCCCCGCTCTCAAACTCTCTTTCATAAACGGCGTCATTCGATTCGGGTTCCACCCATTCGGCTCCACCTTGTCCAACGGCACCAACTCAACTTCTCCAACAATCCTCGCCTTAGACATGACGCAACGCCTCCATCACCGTATCGCTCACCGTCCTCAACCCGTACGCCTTGCCCAACTCCTGCACCCGCCGGTTGAACTCCGCAAACCGATTGTCGTCGAACAATAGCTGCACCATCTTCACCTGTTGGTACTCCGGCACCACTTCCGGCAACCTTGGCCCCCGCTGGCGATCCTCGTACTCGTCCCGATGCCCACCGCCGCTCGTCGACGCTGCCACCGCATCCGCTGCCGCTTCCTCCGGTCCCGAAACCAACCGCGCGATCTCGTTCTCCGTCAACCCCACGTCCAGAGAAACCGCCTCCGAGTCCTCCCCTAGCAACAACTCCCGCACCAGCTCGGCTAGCTTTTCGCTCTCGAACGTGCCTCGCTTCTGGTTCATCTTGATCGTGAGCCCCTTCGCTCGGCTCTCCTTCAAGTTGTGCAGAACCACCATCGGCCCTTCAAGAAACCCAAGCTCCTGCGCCACCCGCCATCGATGCTCGCCGTCGATGATCAAGTCTTTCGCTTGGCCGTCCTCATCGCTGCCCCAAATCAACAGCGCTTGGCTGCTGAGCCACCCGTCAGTCTCCAGCCCAGCCTTCAGGCTTGCCCGCACGAACGCGCTCATGCGATTGGGATTCCATGGGTTAGGTTCAACGCTAGACAATGCCCGCGTCACCACAGTTCCCACCACCTCGCGCCCTGCCAACTCAGCGCCGCGTGGGCGCTCGACTGCCTTGGTTACCACTCGCTTCATTGCTGCACCTCGGTTGCTCCTGTTAACACATAGCGCCTTGTCCCGCGATTGCCTACGGGCAAGGTTTCGGGTTTCGCGCGCGTTTGCAACTTTTATTTTTTTTTCACGTTGAGTGTGAGGCACCCCGTCTTTGACGGCCACCCCCCAAACCCCCCGGCACCCCCCCTCATGCGGAGCGGCTAGCCCGCAGCGAAACTGAAACGGTCGTTTCGGTGCTCGGTGCTCGCAAGCGAAGCGCCGTAGACGCCCGTTTACGGCGTCTTGCTGGGCAAACGAGCCGTTGTCCGTTCTCGCTCTGAAGACGCCGCCTTGCCACCGTAGCGGCGCGGCAACTGGCCTTCTAACGTCGGGCCGCGCACGCGGCATCGAGCCCGTAGCCAACCCTCATGGCTTACAGGCTATCGCTTCCGCCGGGTTGATAGGCCCCGACTATGGCTCCTGCCACGGAGCCGCGCGCGAAGGGTGCCGAAACGGAAGCAGGCGAGCGCGCTAGGCATCCGGGTCCGTGCAACCGACGGTTGCGCGCCACGCCGCGGTGCTTGCGGAGCATCCCTTGTGCGTTCACAGCAGCACCTGCGCTGCGTGCCACCGCGCGCGGGCTTCGTCTGGTCGGACCCAAGTACCCGGCCACGTCTTGCTGCAATTATCCTGTCAGTACGGGAACCCTTCTCTGGCGGCGTCGAAGTTATCGCGGGACCAGTCATCGGCCACGGATGGCTGCGTCTTGCGCTTGCGGGCCACGGTCTGCGTCGGCATAACCCGGACGACTTTGAGAACTTCGTCGAGCTTCTGCTCGATGCGTCGCAGCCGGGTATCCATGGATTCTTCGTTCATCGGTGATTCCTTAGTTTTTCTGGGCACGGTCATGCTTGCTCCCATTGGATGCGGGCCATCAGTTGTTCGGCGTAGAGCCGGACCTCGGCGGCGCGCAAAGCGGAAGCGAGCCCGCCCTTGGCAACGAGCCGGTCGAACAGTTCATCGCCGATGATGACGCGCGCTTGCTCCTTTGCGCTCACTGATTCGCTTCCAGGTAAGCGCTCAGCGCCGCGAGCGTGCTGTATTTCGGATCGAGGTTCGTTGCGTCTCGGATGCGGGCGATGCTGTTGGCGTGCAGGCCGGTTGCCAGGGCAACGGCATCGAGCCGGCGGTCCTGTAGCCGCCTGCGGATTTCGTCGAGGGTAAGCATCTTCGCTGGCTCCTTGGCGACGAGGCTTGCGCGCAATTCAGCAAGTTCTTGGGCGAGTGCATCTCGCTCCTTTGCGACGTGCATAGCGAACGTCGACCACGTACCCTCGCCGGGGCCATCAAGAACGCTCATGATTGCTTCCCTTGGCTAGAGCCGGCTATCGAGTACGCGCGATAGGCTGCTGCCCTCGCTGCGTCATACACGGCCGATGCGGCGACATAGCCGGGGTGACGCGTACGCGCTGCGTCATCGTTCAAACGTTCGCCGGTCGCCGCTTCATAGGCGTCCTCGGCTTCTGTGCGCGCCGCATTATACGCATCATACGCTTCATCGTTCATGATTGTTCCCCTTGGCTAGAGCAGTCGGCGCAGCGCTGTGCCTCATCGTGCCTTCTCGAAGCGCGTGA